TCGGCCAACAGAACGGGGACGTCACGAGCAGCAACCCGCCCGGTTTCAGGACGCGGAACACGTCGCGCATCGCGGCGAAGGGATCGACGCAGTGCTCGAGGACTTCGGTCAGGACGATCCCGTCGAACGCGGCATCGGGAAACGGCATCGCACAGAGATCCCCCTGCCGGTCCTCGCCGTTCTGGCCGAAGGTCAGATACCCGTCGCCCAGCCACGCGCGCCGGTTGTAGACGCCCACGTCGAGGATGTCGCGCCCAAGCTCCGTGCGGTTCGCCCAGATCCAGTGCTCGAGCTGTAAGCGGTGATAGTCCGGCACGAACTCATGGAGCCCAGGTGTCGTCTGCATCCACTGGAGCAGGTACGGCATCTCGTCCGATTGGCTCAAGCCGTAGAGCAGGACATCACGGCTCATGTCGAGACCACCAGGCGGTAGTTCCCGCCGCGGCGATACCAGCGGAGCGACGGATCTGCGCCGTCGACTTCGGTCAACCGGATCCGCGATTCGCGGAACAACGCCATCAACGAATAGCCAGACACGGTCAAACTTCCCTGCTCGAGCAAGACATCGATCCGCGCCGCCGCGGCTTTGATATTCGCGCCCGCAACGGTCGAGAGCATCCGCGCTTCGACCAGATAGAGCGCGTCTTCAATCGCACGGCTGCCGAATCGGCCGACGTCGGCCTCGTCGACCAAGGAGACGATCACGAACCGCGTGGCGCCTGGTGGGGCTTCATCGATGTAGATGCCATTGGGCACCAAGGCGAGGAGCGTCGCGTCCGCGCCGAGCTTGGCGACCAGGGCGTTTTCGATGTCCGAACTATCGGCCATCGTCGATCACCTTGGTGGCTCCGTGCCGACGCACCATCTCGATCAACAGGCCGCGGATCTTGCGTCTGGTAAACGCGACCGTTCGCCCGAACACATGAAAGCCCGGCATCCGCCCAGTCTGATGCGTCACGCCGTTGACGGTGATGTAGTGCCGCGCCTGCGTCCCGTTATCGAAGAGCCACGCCAGCGGCGACCCGCTCTTGAGCACCAGGCCCGTCGTGAGAGCGCCGCTCACTTTCAACGGCTGAATCGCCAACTTGCTCGATAGGAACCCGGTGAACCGATGCGCCTCGTAGACCCGCTTGACCGTGACGTAGGCGGCATTCACTTCGCCCTCGACCACCTTGGCCGCTTCGCCGCGACAGGCTTCGGGCAACTGCCGCAGCTCTTCGCGGAATTCCTTCAAGCCGTCCCAGCGCATCGTGCTCGCCATCAGGCCACCTGTTCCACGGCGACGAGCACCAGCTCCACGCACCGCTGCTGCGGGTTGTTCACGCCCGTCACATTCGCTGCGTGCGCCCGCCCCGCGCGATCCGTCCAGGTGAGCCGCGTCTTCGTCGTCACGCTCGCATGAAACGGCAGCATCACCAGCAGGGTCTCGGTCGAGATCACCGTGCCGGCCGCCATCCGTTCGAGGTCGCGCGCCGTGGCCGGCCGGATGTCGGCAAAGAGCGTCGCCGGGGACAACGGGGTCAACACGTCATCGAACCCGCCGTCCGCGTTCGCCGTGGTCGTGGTGCTGAACAGGCTCACCAGATGGATCCGTTGTCCAATCTCAACCACACTCATGCGAGCGCCGGGTTTCTCGCCCGCACGAGCAGGCGCGTCACGGCCTCCCACGTCTTTTCGGACAAGGTCTGATCATCGCCGCGATGTTCGTAGAGGTCGGTCAGGGCCAACAGGATCGACGCGGTCACCCAGCCCGGCGCCGTCGCCGGCGAGACCCACGCGGCATCGGCGAACGTGTCGAGGTAGTCGAGGATCACCGCTTCCGCCTGATCCAGTTTCAGTTGGATGTCCGCGTCGCCGGGATCAAGCGCCGCGGTCGTAATCCTCAGGTGCAACTTTGCACTTGCGAGCGTGACAAGGACGGCGGCCACTATTTCGCCACCACTTTCAGCGTGAACCCCTTGCTTAGAACAAGGCACTTCCGCCCAGGCCAGATGGACTCCAGGATTGACCTGATCTGGTTCACCTGTTCCATCGTGGGGTGCTGGTCACACTCGACCACGATCACATCATCGGCTTTGACCGGCGCCGTTGAGATGCGCGTGATTTCCGGCAGTGAGACGAGCGCGGCGATAGCTTCCCGGCGGTTCACAGCTTGCCGTCCTTCCCGTCGCGCCCGCGTTTGACCGCCAACGTCCACGCCTTCGATCCTTCGCCCGGCTTCAGCTCCGTGGCTTCGTTGCAGTGCCACATTGACCCGCCCCACGTTACGAGTTCGCCCACGTCGTAGCTCTTCCCCTCGACGTAGACGCCCTGATACGTCAGGCCCGGCTTGCCGTCCGCGCCGTTCAACCCCGGGGGGCCAGGGTCACCCGGCGGGCCGGGCTGCACGGGCCTGACTTCGATGACGGCGACGCGCTCGCGCAAGCCTCCCAGTTCTTTCGTGAGCGCGTCGTCCTGCACACGCCGGGAGAGGTCCGCGATCTGCGCCGCTTGCACGGCGATCTGTTGCTGGAGCGGGGCCAACGCTGTCTTAACGAGCAGCACGACGTCCGTGGCGAGGGCGTCCATGTCAAGCGGCATACGCCCTCAGTTGGTGCTGGCTATCCGGCTGAGCTTGGCCCAAGATCGAGTGGTGACGGATGAGGAATACAAAGCCAAGCGACGCGCAGACGGCCGCAAGCGCACCGCTAAATACCGAGCCGCCCATCGGGAGGAGCTGTTGGCTCGGCGACGGATTACCCGCCCATTGCATCGCGAACAGGAGCGCGCCTACGGTCGCGCCCACCGCGCTGCGAACCTCGAACAGATGCGGGCGAGGGGCCGGGCCTATCACGCGGCGAATCGCAGCAAGGTGCGCGCAAAGGACAAACTCAGCCGCGCGAAGAACAAGGACCAACGTCGCGCGACATCCCAGAAGTGGGTGGATGCAAACCGAGACTGGGTGAATGAACGTGCGCGCAACTGGCGGGCGGCTCACCCCGGCTATCAAACGCCGTACATCGTCAGACAGAAGACTCGACAGCAGGCGATACCAGCCTGGGCCAATCAACAGGCGATGAAGGCGTTCTATCAAGAGGCCGTCCGATTGACGCGCGAGACTGGGATCCGCCACGAGGTGGACCACATCTATCCGCTGCGCGGGAAAACGGTCAGCGGGCTTCATTGCGAAGCGAACCTGCGCGTCGTGCCGGGATCCGTAAATCGACGGAAGTCCAACAAGTATCCGACTCACGCGACCAACCCCACCGCTTGCGCCTTCTGACGGAGCGCGGCGCCGAAGCTGGCTGCTTTATCCTCTGGGAGTTGTTCCTCGTCCGGCGGCGGCTCATTCGGCAGACGCATCGGGGTCGGCTTCGCGAACGGTTGATCCGCGTCGCGTTCCGCTAGGGCAGACAACGCATACATCTGCGCCTGCATGTACGGTGTGTTCCCGCCCTTCACCGGGCCGAGATCGAAGTAGCGCCGCCGCGCTTCATCCGGCGACATCCCGCCCGAGCTGATCGCGGTCTGCGCGGCCGTCGTCTTCGAGGCCGTGTCCATTCGCATCAGGTCATCGAGATCGAACTCGGTGCCCAACCGCCGCGGCGCCGTCGGCAGCTCCAGCCCTTCGTCGAGCACGAGTTCCAGGTTCTCGATGTGCGACTGGAGGCACTGGCTGTAGTACTGGATCGTCAGTGGTTCGATGTTCGCGTAGGGCGGCGGCGGCCCGATCGAAATCATGTAGGGCTGGATGTGATAGCAAGAACAGACGTTGATGCCCGTCCAATCCAGCTGTTGGATTAATTGCGAGTCGACGGCATTCATGGCGAGCTGGTTGAACTTCAGCTCCCCGCCGAGCACCGCAACCTTCCCGAAATTATTGCCGCCAAACTGCGTCTGCCAGCGGGCCTGGAGATCCTCCGCCTGCTGATTCGTGATGCCTTGCGGCGCCGTCAGAATGGCGCTCGGCATACTGCCATTCGAGAAAAACTTCTGGCTGTTCGCCTGGATGCTGAGGCCCTGGAGCGCTGCGGTCCCACACGCATAGATCGGACTGACGCCGATCAACGGGTGGAAGAGACAGACACAGGTGTCATGGATGATCTCGCGCGCCGGCACCGTGATCGTGTCGGCACGCTGTCCGGAGAGGTCGTCCCGCCGCAGTTGGTAGTAGACCGATCCATCCTCAGCCACGAGCGGGGTCACGCGCGTCGGGTCGAGCACGTAGAGCGCCGTGACCACGCCGCGCTGGTCGCGTTGCTTCAGCACGTAGGTATTGCCGTGAATGAGTTTGGAGGTCATCCACTGCTCGATGAACTTGATCCGCGTGCTGTACCTGTTAGGTTTGCGAAGGACAGGACTGAACGCCGACGACTCCGTCCGCGACCAGATCCCGTTGGCGTCTTCCTCGACTAACCACAGCCCCAGCTTCGCGATGTCGGACGCGATCAAGGTGACACAGGCGAAGACCGCACTGAAGGTCAGGACGTTGTCCGGGCGGACTTCGATATTGCGCTGCCAGGCCCCCATGAACGGCTCGCCGATGATGTTCCACCAGCCGCCGCGACCAGACAGCGCGTTGAGTTGCAGCGCCTTGGTCTGCACCTCCACCTTCCGCCCGAAGACCTGCAGCTCGATGTGCACGGCGTTACTTCTTCGTCTCTTTGACTTTCGCGGGCGGTTTCGGATCGGCCGGGTAGCCTTTCCCCTGCACCTGAATCGTGGCCACGTCGCCCTCGTCGGCTTCGTAGGTATCGCCGAC